GGCAGAATTTGGCGCCTGCTTTTATTGACCAAGTGATCGAACCAACAAGAGGCACTCGGTTAGGGCGACAAGAGCTTTACGCCGAAATTCTTGAAGACGTCGGCGAAATGTTCGACATCTCATGGATAGAGATGGTGGACGCTCCACTAAAAGGCAAACCGTGGCGTGCCCGCTACTGGGATCTGGCGGGAACAGAACCAAGCGACACGAATCGAGACCCAGACTGGACTGTTGGCACACTCGCCGCTCTTGACACACGTACAAGAATGTGGCGAATCGAAGACATGGAACGTTTTAGATTGCGACCCGGCGCAAGAAACGAACGCATTCTTTCAGTAGCTCAAAGAGACATCCGGGTTTACGGCAAGAACCAGTTGAGATACTTCGTTGAGCAAGAACCGGGATCAGGAGGGGTAGCCCAACTCGAAGAGCTACAACGACACCTTGAAGGTCTCGTAGCAGTGCACGGGTATCGACCAACAGGAGACAAACGAACAAGAGCCGAAGCGGTTGCAGCAGCGATGGAACAACGCCGAGTTCAATTCGTGCAGGACTCTTGGAACGGTCCAATCCTCAACGAACTATCACACTTCCCTAGCCCCGGAGTACACGACGACACGATAGATACGCTGTCCGGTTTGTGGGCATGTGCACCCGGTCGTCACCGACGAGCAGCGATTCCAACTGGAGAGAGTCGTCCGGCTCAATCAGTTGAGCAGCATGTTCGCCGCTCAGTTCCAGTACCGATGTAAGATCAAGCGTATGGCACCGCGAAACATTTTCTCAGAAACGGGCTATTCGGGTCTAAAACAGACACGCGGCATCATTCAAGAAGAATGGTTGACTGATCTGACCGGCGCTCGAGGTATGCGCGTTTACCGAGAAATGTCTGACAACGACGCTGTTTTGGGGGCAATGCTCCACGCAATAATCCAGCAGCTTCGTGGTGTGACGTGGACGGTTGAAGCACGAGGCGAAACCGATCAAGATTTAGCAGCAGCCACTTTTGTTGAAAGCTGCATGATGGACATGTCGATGTCTTGGGGCGATTTCATCTCCGAAGCATTGTCAAAACTAGTCTTCGGATGGTCCTACTTCGAAGTCGTCTACAAAAAACGAGACGGCACTCAACCGATAAACGGCAAGAAAGCTTCATCGAACTTTGACGACGGTCGAATTGGTTGGCGCAAATTCGCTGGAAGAGCGCAAGACACTCTTCGTTATTGGGACATCGATGAGACTGGCGGCATACAGGGCATGGTCCAAGCGGATCAACTCGGCGCTAACCGGTACATTCCAATCAACCGGTCACTGTTATTCAGAACAGTACGAACCAAGAACAATCCCGAGGGTCGCAGCATCTTAAGGAACGCTTACACAAGCTGGTACTACCGACGTCGGATCATGGAGTACGAAGCAATCGGAGTTGAACGTGACTTCGCAGGGTTGCCAGTGTTCTACGCTCCCGAAGAGCTATTCGACAGTGCTGCTTCGTCAACAGAAAAAGCTGCGCTTTCGGAATACAAAAAAATTGCGTCAGAGTTAAAACGAAACGAACGAGCCTCTTTGGTGTTGCCATCAGTCTTCGACGAGAAAGGCAACCGTTTAGTCGACATGAAGCTTTTGTCATCGGGCGGTTCACGGCAACTCAACACAAACGAAATCATTGACCGGCACACCAAAGAAATGGCGATGACCACGCTTTCTGACGTGATCCTTTTAGGACACGAAAACGTAGGAAGTCTGGCCCTCGGAACAGTCAAACAATCAATGTGGCTTTCGTCCTTGACCGCTCAAGTCATGGAAGTAGCTGACGTCATCAACCGGCACGAGATTCCACGCTTAATGAAAATGAACGGTTGGGACTTAGACGAATACCCTGAGATGGTTGCAGGTTCGCTACAACGACCAGACACAGAGGAGTTAGCGCTAGCGCTGGAGCGACTTGTGAACGCTGGAATGTTGTCACCCGACGAGGAAGACGAAAGATTCTTGCGGTCGTTGCTAGGACTACCACAACCAGAAAACCTCGACATCCCCGAGGCAGAAGAAGAAGCCCCACAACCACAAATGAATCTCGAGGAGGTGTAATGCTCGCTCACATACAAACTTTCAGTGATGCTGCAGTGGTGATAGCAATAGCAGCCATCAGCGCATGTAGCGGAATTCTGGTCATGGTCGCTCGTTTTATCAATCGATGAACGGTCAAGAGTGGCTCCAGTACGGAATTGATAACGGCTATTGCACGCCGTCTTATTGCGACACACACGACGCATATCATCAAGACGACTGGCCGCTCATAGAACAACTAAACGAAGAATACGGCGAAGATTTCTGTCTACCAGTCGTTCGTTTGAAATGAGACTTCGTGCAAGGACTCACATTAGCGGCACCTGTAAAAACAAATAGCTGGCGTAGATGCGGTTTCGGTCGTTTAGAAAAACAAGCAACTGATCCGCTGCTAGCTGTCGCTGACGCAGGCTTGCCAGAAGTACGGAAGCACTTAAAAAAATCGTTGAAGATATATCAACGTGACATCGGCAGAGCAATCTCGTATTTGATGGGTAACCCAGAACGACCAATTAGTCTTTACGAAGTCGAAAACGTGGTGAGCGTCGTCGGGTATCACTTGAATCAGTCATCTTTCAGCATTCAGGAAGGTGGCCCAGCGCCTCCGTGGACGTTGTTCAAAGCTGAACCTTCCGAAGACGAAAGAAACCTTGGTGAGATACTTAACCTTCGGGCGGCAGTAGCAGCCGCTGACGCTATGAACGAAGCAGTGTTTGGTGTGGGCGCTGAAGCTGTCAGAGTTTTTGAGCGTGGAGTAGCTGGGTTAGTTCCCGGTTTAGCAACAGGCTTCGAAATTGTTCCCGACGAAGTGATGCGTCAAGCAGGTGTCGCTGGTTTCGGTCAAGTCCGCTATCTCGATATGTATGAAGAAGGTGTGCAAGCGATGAGACGCGCAATGGTAGCGACTCTCGAAGCAGCCGCAGATTCTGAGCTTGCTGGAATAGCGGGTCAAACCGGGCAAGGTGGTTTGATTGGTGAGTTACGCCGCATCTTGCCACAAGTCGCAGAACCAACTTACGGTTTGTTGCCTAGCCAAGTCGAGCGAGCCAATCGGTACATGGGTGATCTGGAGAAACAAGCTTTCCGTAACGATTCGTTAAACAAACTGAGGCAAGTCGGCAGACGTTTCAAATATCCTGCAGCCAGCTACGCACCAGAGTTTTTTGAGCGAACACCGGGCGCACAACTGTTTTTGAGCGAAGAGTTCGACGCAAATTTAGCCAGTGAAACGTTCTTCGATTTGCGGTCAACAGACCGTTCAGGATCGATCAGTCCCGACATTGTGCGAAACCGAGTAGGAGTTCGAGGAAGAAACCGAGACATTCTGTTCGATAAAAAAAGCGGACGCACACTCGGTCGAGTAGGCGAACAACAAACCTCGGGCCTGCGACCAGTAACTCTCGACTCGAAAGGTCGCAAATGGTTAGGCAAACAGCGCAACAATGCGGGTTTGCGGTTCGCTTCGTGGGCGCGTCGAGGAGACGAAAGCGCTTGGGCGAAAGCTATGAGTCACGAGCTAGACATAAGAGTTGAACGAATTGCACGCACAGAAACGATACGAGTCGCTAACGCTGCGTATCTTGCTGGTGCAGCAAACGCACAAAACAACGGGATTCTTCCTCGTAACGCTCGCATGGTTTGGGATGTCACTGAAGACGATCGTCTATGTGCACGTTGCGCACCGATGGCAGGCCAAATACAAGAAATTGGTGGAACGTTTGAGTCGAACCAACGACTCACTCCGACAGGCGAGTTGACCGACCTTAAAGAAAAATGGCAAGGACAGCACCCGCCGTTACATCCCAACTGTCGATGCCGAATCGTTGAGTACTTACCAGACCTGCAGATCACGGACGAAGATCTAGCGTTACCGACCGGAGGCATTGACTTTGCTGAGCCGGGGCCAGCGTTGTTCCCGCAAGTACCGCCGGAACAGCGTGGTTCATCAAACTTCCAAGACATGGTCAAAGAGTTCGAACCAGACTCAGGAGCACGAAAGCTCACAACTCGAGCGGTTGCAGTGATGTCTACTCTGTTGAAGAAACCGCCTGCGTTTGTTAGAGGGAACGTTGAGGTTCGCTACAACGACGAAATGATCGGCAAAGCAAACGGGTACTTCCATCCAGCGAGGAAGAAACCAGCAGCAACC